CCTGTTGGACTAACCAATGAAGCAATACTAAAAAGCCCAGAAATTTTAAACTTTCAAGATCTAGATTTATCTCTTGGTACATTTTGTATAGGAACACATTTTTATTCGGGTAGCGTATATCTTGAATCAATCTCTATTGGTTATGAATATACAGATACTACAACATCTCTAGTGGTTCAAAAGTTAAAAACATTTAATACGTCCATATCTAACCAGTGGGGTTTTGTTTCAGAAACATTTGAAATACCAAATGAAAATACCAACATAAGGCTAGTCATTAAAATAGTAACAAATACTGGTGGAGACAATATTGATGACTATGAGTTTTACATAAATGGAATATCTTTTGGTCAATGGTCTGAAGACTTTAATGTTGTTTCTCTTGGAGTAGAGTCTGATCCGTTTCCAGTAGAGATTGAATTAACTACTCAGAGCAATGTTATTTCAGCACCAGCATATGGAATTTCTTCAGATACTGGATACTATCTAGTAAACGAAAACTCTTTAGTTGCAAAAAATACTGGAGTTCCTCTAGTCTTTGGTGCATCTAGTGTTACCAAACTTTTACCAAATGGAAACGATCCATCCTTTATTCTTCCTGGAAAAGGTTTGTTACATGAAAAGGGAAGATATAACGATTATACTATTGAATTTTGGGCAAGAATTAATTGTGACTCAAATACACCTAAAAGAATATTTGGACCAATAGCAAGCCAAGACGGTATATATGTAGAGGGTGGATTCTTAACATTGCTTATAGGTGGAAATTTTGCTTCTCACTTTGTTGGAGAATGGTTTAGACCAATGCTGGTTCACCTAAGAGTTATTTCTAATAACGCCACTGTTTTAATAAACGGAGAAGAAGTAATTTCTTTAGATTTTATAACAAATTTAATTACATTACCAAATCTAGATGGTGAAGACTGGCTTGGATTTTACGCACATGACGATGTATCACCAATAGAGATTGACTGTGTAGCAATCTATTCATACGCTGTTCCAAACATTGTAGCCAAAAGAAGATATGTTTATGGACAAGGTGTTGGGTCTTCAGAAAGCATTGACTCTGCTTACAGTGGAACAACTGCTGCAATTGACTACTCATTTGCTGACTATAGTGTTAACTATAACTATCCAGATTTTGCACAGTGGCAACAGGGGTCTTTTGACAATCTATCAACTACGGCAACATCCTTAACTACTCCACAGTATTCTTTGCCAACAATCTTTACTGGAACCAAAACCTTACAAAACCTGTATGATGACTCAAACTCTTTATATGATAATCTTACAAGCGGAGATTTAGGCACAGATAGCCACTTTATTTGTTTAAACCCAGACTCTTCTTGGGATGTAGAAGGGGCTCACTTAAACTTTCCAAACTTTAATGTCTTAACTAGTCAAGTGGCAGCCATGTATGGTGTCTTTCAAGTAAATCAAGAGGGTAGCGGAACAGACGAACAAGAAGAGATATTGTTTAAGATCTATAGTCCTAGTACAGGAAATTACTTTTCAGTAAACGTAGATGGCTTAGAGATTGTATATTCCTTATTTTACAGCGGTATTTTGCAAGAGATTTACCGTACAGATACATTTGCAGTAGAAGAATTATTTGCTGCAGGAATAAACATACAAGACCTTGTAAACACATTCGGTGGAAACGTTGCAACATTTTTTGGAAATCAGAACTCTTTAAGCCTTTATGTTGGTGGAGATAATAATAAAGATAAAACCTTTAAAGGATATATATTCTCAGTAGGATTTTCTACAGCCCTAAACCTTAACAGCATTTCAACCCACTTCAACGACTCTGGTATTGCTATTATAGATTCATATACTGGAAGCGGTGTTGAAACATCAGAAAACGCCTTATCTTTACTATCGCATACTGCTAGTTATACGCTTCTTCCAACATACTCTTACGATAAACTGTTTTTAGATATAGGAGTTTCTGGATCTTGGGAAGACTATATGCCTTTATCATATTTTGCACAATACGTACAAAACGATGTTGGAAACTCCTTTTACGACTTAGACTTTTTGCAATTTAATATTGGATACCCATCGCCATCTAGTCTTCTAGAGTCAGAGACAGTTGGAAGTTGGACATACGAGGACTTGTTAACAGAGTACTCTCTTCCAGCACAAAAGACCTATCAGCAACTAGACAATACCCTGTTTACTGGATGGAATAATTATCAAGATCTTAAAGAACGTGCACTTAAGTATTACGAATATAATACTCAGGATGCAGCAATAAGAAGTTATGTAACTTTTCAGTATATAGAAGAAGGTGCAAATAGACCACAAGAAGCATTTACCACTACCGTACCAGCAAAAGAAAATGCAATTGTAGACGTTTCTGAATATTCTTCATGGTCAACAACAAAGTTTGAAGTTGTTGATAATACAATTATCTATCCTAGAAAAGATGTTGACTTTAATGATTTAGCAATTGTGTATCACCTTGACTTTAACATAAGAGGAATACTAACAAAACCTATTCTTTTAAGAAAGTTAGAAGTTGCATCTAAGGCGCTAAACGATAACTCCTTTAATCCAGTTGGTACAAGATTTGGAACAAGTTTGTTTCCTTACAAGAGATCTGGAATATATTTTGACTATAAGTCAAAAAATCCATTTAGTATTTATAAGGGAAGTACCCCATACCTATACATGAACAGAACTTCTGGAATTCAGGTTCGTGGTGATTTTGATTCTAACTTTGATCGTGGCATATCTATGCCAATAAATCAGTCATTATCAGAAAACTATAGAGTTAGTGCTATGCAATCTTGGATAAGATATGACCAAGAATCTTTTACAGGCACCCCAATAAGTCTATTTGAAATAAGACATAAGGGTGACACGATTGTTTTTTATGTTGTATCAAATGATGAGTTCGGTCAAAGAGGCAGGGTATATGCCAAGAATAAGTCAGACAACTCAGATTTTAATGGAATATCTTACTATCTAAATGGAACCCTAGTAAGAGAACCAGTCTTAACTATTAAAGAATGGGCAGTTTTAGGAATTAACTTTGGAGAGGCACTAAACTTTGACCTATTCAGAGGTGCTATTAATCTAAATAGCCCAGCAATATTTAATAATATTTCATACTATCAGGCAAACAACCTTCAGCAACTACAATCAAAGATCAATAGACCGTGGCTTAAGGTAAAACAAGAGGGGTTGACTGAGCGTGAATGGTCATATTGGCTAAATAACTTTACATGGGAAGGCGTTCTTGTTATTTCAGCCTCAGCCCTATACGGAGTTAACGCACAGGATGTCTATAAGAACTATCTAGGAATTAATAAGATTATCATTGATGATGAAGCAGGCATGATTTTTGATGCAGACAAGTTGAAGATCTATAATGATACAACTTGGTCGATATCTGTAGGTACACCAGTCTAATCTGGTATACTTATGGTTATGGATTCTTTAATTAACCCAAAAACTGGTAAACCAATTGTAAATAATGTACGTCGTAAGGTCATTGATAAGCACTATGACTGGGGTCTATACGTTTATAAGAAGTCAAACGGAAAATGGTTTACAGACGGTACTGGATCTGTCTTGAATATACCTTCTCAAAAGGGAGACATCTCAAAGATTGCTGAACTAAAAAGGGCAGCAGTATTTAATGGTGATGATGGACAAGGAACAGCACACTTTGTTCCTGGACTTACACGGGTATCAGAAGAAGAATATTCAGAACAAAAAGATAGAATGAGGCAGGGATTAATACCAAACCTTAATGATCTAGGTGCCATTTCAGATGCACAGAATACATTAAGAACTCACGGAAGGGATGCTTACGAAAGTGAGTGATGACGATAACTTTGAGTACATTAGGGCAAGCCTAAATACTCAGGAACAACAAGAAAATGAATTTAAAGCAAACGACCCATTTAATAAAAATTGGGAAGAACTTAAAGAATACACTGGCTTAGACCAAAACTTTCGTCGCCGTGTAGCAAGACAAGTAAGCAAGGCTGTTGCACCAACCGCAGCGTACCTAGACTCTGCAAATGCAACTCCATCTGGAGTAGATGCTGGATCAAAGGCTCTTAATCCTGGAACTGTTTACAGAAATGGATACGGTCTATTTGATGTAATCACACCACCATACAATATGTATGAACTTGCAAACTTTTATGATACATCTTTTGCTAACCACGCTGCTATTGATGCTAAGGTAGAAAACATTGTAGGTCTTGGATATAGATTTGATATTGCAGATAGAACTGCCTTAAGACTAGAAATGTCTGAAGATGAAGAAGCAACAAATAGAGCAAGAAAAAGAATTGAAAGAGCAAAAATTGAACTTCGTGATTGGCTAGAAAACCTTAATGATGATGACAGTTTTACAAAGGTTATGGAAAAGGTTTATACAGATGTTGAGGCAACAGGAAACGGGTTTATTGAAGTAGGTAGAACCGTCAAGGGTGAGATTGGCTACATTGGTCATATCCCAGCAACAACAGTTCGTGTTCGTAGACTCAATGATGGCTTTCTTCAAATCATTGGTCAGGCAGTTGTTTACTTTAGAAATTTCGGGGCAAATAATCAAAACCCAGTAACAGCAGATTCTAGACCAAATGAGATTATTCACATAAAGTCATACTCTCCTCTTAATACATACTACGGTATTCCAGATATTGTATCTGCCATGCCCTCATTAATTGGAGATCAACTTGCAGCAAGATACAATATTGACTACTTTGAGAACAAGGCTGTTCCAAGATATATCATTACCCTGAAGGGTGCAAAACTTTCTGGAGATGCAGAAGATAAGATGTTTAGATTCTTACAAACAGGACTTAAGTCCCAATCTCATAGAACACTTTACATCCCACTTCCTGGAGACACAGAGCAGAATAAAGTTGAGTTTAAGATGGAGCCTATTGAGAACGGGATTCAGGATGGCTCATTTAAGGAATATCGTAAGCAAAACCGTGATGACATTTTAATTGCACATCAAGTTCCAATTTCAAAACTTGGTGGATCAGAATCTGGTTTGGCAGCAGCACTCTCTCAAGATCGCACATTTAAAGAGCAGGTTGCCAGACCAGCACAGCATCATCTTGAGAAGGTTGTCAATAAAATTATTAAGGAAAAGACAGACATTCTTGAACTTAAGTTTAATGAACTAACCCTTACAGATGAAATTGCTCAGTCTCAGATTCTTGAAAGACTTGTAAAGACTCAGATCATGATGCCTAACGAGGCTCGTGAAGCGCTAGACCTTCCTCAAAGGGCAGATGGAGATGATCCATTTATCATGAGTCCAAGAGAGGCAACTGATGCTAGAGCAAATCTTGCAGGGAATAGACAAAGAGATACTGAAAGAACAAACAACAACTCAGATTCTCCAAGTACTATCGCTGGACGCAATCCACAAGGAGAGGGTAGATCGTCTCAATAGTTGAGAAATCTATTAAAACATTTGGTATAATGGATAACGATATGTTAATAAATAAGGCTTCCTGGACCACAGACAAAGATAATCTACGTCTGTCAATGCCTATTGGCAAGGTAGATGCTGAAAGACGCATTGTATCTGGTTTCGCATCTCTTGATAATATTGACAAGCAAGATGACATCGTTACAGCAGAAGCAAGTGTAAAAGCATTCAAAAATTTTAAAGGAAACCTTCGTGAAATGCACCAACCATCAGCAGTAGGAAAGATGGTTTCATTTAAAGAAGATCGTTATTTTGATCCAAACTCAAAGAAGTTTTATAACGGAGTTTATGTGTCTGCCTACGTTTCAAAGGGAGCACAGGATGCCTGGGAGAAAGTCCTAGATGGCACATACAGCGGTTTTTCTATTGGTGGCAATATAAAGTCTTGGGATGATGCATACAATGCAGATCTAGACAAGGCAATCCGTGTTATTAAAGATTATGACCTTTATGAATTGTCACTAGTTGACAGCCCAGCAAACCAGTTTGCAAGCATTATTTCTGTTGAAAAAGTAAACGGAGAAAATGTTGTAACAGGTTCATCTGCAGATACAGTTATTGAAAATGTATTTTACGATTCAGAAAACGGTATCGTATTAGTATCTGACTCAGAAACAGCAGAAAGCCCTATTAGCGGTAAGGGTATGGAAAACATTGGTTTCGTAGAAAAGAATGATGACGAAAAAACAAACATGATAAAGTTCTTAGTTGATAGTGCTAAAGGCATTAGTACAATTAAGATTACAAAGGAGGTAAGTCAAATGACAGAAGCAACAGAAGTAGCAGTAGATGCTGCAGTTGAAAATGTTGAGATTACTCCAGAGGCACAGCCAGCAGAAGTAGAAACTCCTGCAGTCGTTGAAGAGACACCAGCAGAAGTTGCTGTTGAAAAGTCTGACGATGGTGGTGCAGTTCCTTCTGCTCCTGTAGTAGAAGAAGAGAGTGTTACTCCAGAGGTTGAAGCCGAACCTGCTGTAGCAAAATCAGATGAGGCAGTTGCAGAAGCAGTTGCTGAAATCAAGAACTCTCTTACTAATGCCTTTGGCGATCTCGCTACAACTATTAAGTCTCTTCATGAGCAGGTTGCAGCACTTAGCAAGTCCATTGATGGTGTATCCGCAGAGGTAAACAATGTCAAGGGCGAGTTCAATGAGTTTGGAAAGAGAGTAGATGCCGTAGAGCAAGATACCGCTTTCCGCAAGTCTGGCGATCTAGGCGAGATCGTGCAGTTTGAACCTGAAAAGGTTCAGAAATCCCTATGGGGCGGACGTTTCCTCAAAAATTCCGACCTATTTAATTAACAATATATTCACTAGGAGGTGAAATAATGTCAGAACAAGATAAAGATATAGCCAAAAACTATCCAGGTGCAACAGCAGGCGCAGAAATTAACTCAGCAGGTTCCCTAGTATCAGGTGGTGTAGGTGGTGCAACAGGTCTTGATTCAGCAGCAGCGTCTGTAGGATCACAACTTGGCAACACCGCAACGGCAAACTTTGGTGTCACATCAGGACCAAATGCTGTAAATCCAACTGGAGTAGCAGGTGGTATTCTTGCACCAGAACAGGCTCGTCGCTTCATCGACTACGTGTGGGATGGAACTGTACTCGCCAAGGATGGCCGTAAGGTTACAATGCGAGCAAACACAATGGAAATCGAAAAGGTTAACGTTGGAGAGCGTGTTATTCGTGCAGCAGCACAGGGTAGCCCAAACTACACTAATGCTGGAGCAACATTTACAAAGGTAGAACTTACTACAAAGAAGATTCGTCTTGATTGGGAAGTTTCTACAGAATCACTTGAAGACAATATTGAAGGAGCAGGTCTTGAAGATCATCTAGTTCGCTTGATGACTAACGCATTTGCTAACGATATTGAAGATCTAGC